ACTCCGGCAATTGGGATCGGAGCGCAAAACCTCCAGACGGGCGATTTTTATGAACTATCGTCAAAAAGTCGCACAGGGTTTACAATCACATTCAAGAATAGTAGCGGGTCAGCTATTGATCGCACATTTGATTTTGTTGCTAAAGGAGCCGGACGAGAGGTCGCATAATATGAGCCAAGCAGATTTCACCATAGCAAACCAAGGTTTTCCCGCATTCAGAACAGAGCTAAATGCCTCATTGCAAGCCTTAGCCTCGACATCAAGTGGTACAAGCGCACCGTCAACCACGTTTGCTAATCAATTATTCTACGACACGACAAATAATATTCTCAAAATACGGAATGAAGATAACGATGCTTTCATTCCTATAGCTCTTCTTGATCAGTCAAGCGATGTAGTTGCTGAAATCCAGACGCAAGGAATTGGTTTCTCAGATGGTGATAATGCCATCACCATTGCAGATGGCGGTATATGCACGTTTCCTCAAGCCGTCACTTTGACTAGCGGTGCGTCGATGCCCGATAGCGTGAATCTGAGTTTTGGGGCAAGCAACGATTTACAAATACAGCATAACGGTTCTAAATCAATCATCAATGATAATGGAACTGGTGACCTTGAGCTTCAGCAGGGTGGATCAGCCAAGCTCACGGTCACAAGTACGGGTGTCACGGTCACTGGGACAGCCTTAGCAACTACTGACACAGACACATCGAACTCAGGGACAGTTGATCTGGACTTTTCTGCCAAACAGAATTTCGTGTTGACCCTAACGGGAAATATCACTAGCCTCACGGCTTCAAATGAGCAGACCGGGCAGTCGGGATTTATTGTGTTTATCCAAGATGGAACGGGCAGTCACACAGTCAGTCCTCATGGTGATTATAAGACAGCAGGAGGAGCGGGTTTGAACTTGAGTTCAGCGGGTAATGCAATTGATATCGTACCGTATGTCGTCGCCGCAACTTCAACTATTCTGTTGGGTACGCCTCAGTTGGCGTTTAGCTAATGAGTGGTCCATTCGGTTCATCACAATGGATGTATGCGACGGGATTCAAAGTAACCAACTCTTTGAATTTTCAGTCGGCGAACTCTGCACAATTGAGTCGAACTCCGAGCAGTGCAGGGAATCGACGAACTTTTACATTCTCGACTTGGATCAAGCGCACAGCCACTGCCGGGGGCGATCAATATGTGTTTGGAACAGCAAGTGAAGGTGACGGATTTGGATTCAGCGCAAACAAAATAAGAGTGCTTTTGAACGGATCGAGCAGTGGTTTCTTGACTTCAAGCACGACTTTGACTGATACCAGTAATTTTCATAGTTTGATTTTTGCAGTAGACACCACACAAAGTACACCTTCAAACAGGGTGAAAGCCTATCTCGATGGTAACCAAGTATCATTCGATGAACACACATCCTTTCCTGCTATCAACCACGATTGTGATATCAACAACACAGAAGCAAATTTTGTTGGAAATGGTCATGGAAATCAAAGAATTAACGCCAAACTTGCAGAGACAAACTTTATTGAAGGTACGCAATTAGACGAATCGAGTTTCGGTCAAACCTCTGGCGGAGTTTTTATTCCGATTGATACAAAAAATCTTACGTTTGGAACGAATGGCTTTCGTTTGCAGTATAAACAAACTGGAACTGGAACGGCATCAAGCTCAACAGTAGGAGCAGATACGTCGGGAAATAATAATCATTTAACATCAAGCGGTATATCAAGTTCGGACATTACTACGGACGCACCATGAGGATTTTGCAATGGGTTGGAAACTAGGCGATAAGATAATCAAAGAAGGTCAGGCTTTTGATTCGGCAGATGGGAGCGTTCGTCATCCGTCTTGCTGGTCAACTCATTGGTCTGATGAAGTCAAAAAAGCAAACGGCTTAACATATGTCAATACCGACTACGATGACCGTTTTTATACTGGAGTGAAAGATGACGGAAGCCTTATCAAGAAAGATATCGCAAGTATCAAAGCAGTCGCAACAGCAACCATTAAAGCCCAAGCCCAAGAAATCCTACGAAGCACAGACTGGTACGTCATTCGGAAAAGTGAAACAAACCAAGAAGTACCAGATACCGTGGCAAATTACAGAACGGCTGTCCGAACTGCGTCAAAAACTATCGAAGATGCAATAACAGCCGCAAACACTCATGCGAAAGTTATGGCTTTGTATGATATCCCCGATGGCGGCACAGTTGCACCGATCAACGATTGGCCGGAGGAAATCTGATGGATAATCGCACTGTGGCTTCAGCACACTCGCGGATTGATAAAGTTCAATCAAACTTAGCTACGCACGAGGCAGTTTGCGCAGAACGGTGGGCAGAAATGCTACACCGTGTAAAGCGCATTGAGATGATTATGATCTCCACTGCTGGAGCCTCTCTGCTCCTGCTGATATCCCTTGTACTAAGATCGTGATCTTTGAAGCCATTGCAGTAGTTCAAACAGCGAATACCGCCATTGGCGCGGTGAAAGAGCTACTAAAAAATGGCAAAGATATAACTGATTGTGCCGAGCAACTCGGTAAATACTTTGACGCAAAAGCAGAAATACAGAAAAAATCAGGCAGTTCGCAGTCAACAGGCTCAGATTTAGAAAACTTCCTTCACCTCGAAAAGTTAAGGCAACGAGAAGAAGAGTTGAAAACCATGCTCATCTATCAGGGTAGAGCAAACCTTTATCAAGATTTTTTGAGGTATGCGGCAGAAGCAAAACGCAATCGCGATGAAGCGTTGGAAGCCAAGAAAAAAGCTAAGATCGCAAAGCGTAAAAGAAACTTGGCTATCCTACGTTCTATGGTCATTGTATTTATATGTTTGTTGGGATTGGCTAGTGTTGGTGGTTTTATTTATTGGCTCGCTAATATGAGGCCAGCATGAGTGATTTGAAAAAGTATGACACGAACAAGAATGGCACTCTCGATCCGAATGAGTTATTGGTTATTGAGATTGAGGATCGCCGCCGTCAAATGCTGGATAACGACAAGCAAAGAGATTCAGTGCGAGCGATGGCGTGGTATGCGCTTGCTGGCCTATTGTGCTATCCCGCTGGTATTTTTTTATGTAGTTTGTTCGGACTTGATAAGGCGGCTACGCTTATCGCTGATATCGCGGGGACGTACTTCATAGCTGTATCGGCACTTGTCGCATCATTTTTCGGAGCCAGTGCCTATCAAGCAAAGAAGCAAGACAAAAGTGACAAATGATCTATGTGTTTGCATTAATTGTAATGACGGCTGAAGGCACTGTGATACCAGATAAAAAGGCGTATTTTTACTCTATCAACAGGTGCAACTACTTTGCAGATCGCGTGAGCCGTACACGATACAACTATTGGACAAAACGTAAAGTACAAGCGTACTGCATCCCTGAGTGGGTTAATCCGAAAACGACAAAGATATTGAGGTGATTATGATACAAGCACTAATTGCACCAGTAACGAGTTTACTAGATAAATTCATCGAGGATAAAGATCAAAAAAACGTCCTGGCTCACGAGATCAGCGTGATGGCCGATAAACACGCTCAGGAGCTTGCACTAGCGCAGATTGAAGTATTGAAGGCAGATGCAAAAGGGAACTGGTTTCAAGCGTCTTGGAGACCTCTTATTGGATGGATATGTGGTCTAAGCCTAGCAATCAACTATATGGTCGCGCCAATATGCGCTGGATTCGGCATAATGATTCCGATGGCTGACATGAGTGTGATGATGCCTTTAATGTTCGGTATGTTGGGAATCGGCACGATGCGGTCGTATGACAAAAAACAAAAGACGGACACAAAATAATGTTTGAACTTAGTCAACGGTCGTTGGATCGACTAGAAGGTGTGGATGAGCGGCTGGTCAAAATAGTTTCCAGAGCTATTCAAATTACTGATACAGATTTCGGAGTTATCCAAGGTCTACGGACAGAAGAAGAGCAAAAAGCCTTGGTGGAAAAAGGCGCGAGCAAGACCATGAAGTCAAAACACCTAGAGGGGCGCGCAGTCGATCTCATGGCCTACATAAGCGGTCGAGGATCCTGGGAGTTAAATGTGTACGACAACATTGCGGAAGCCATGCAACAAGCCGCCACTGAAGAAGGCGTAGATATTCGGTGGGGAGCCGCGTGGCACATCTCTGATCTGCGAGGATGGACAGGGACAATGGAAGCCGCAATGAACGATTATATCGACACCAGGCGGAGAGAAGGACGGAGACCTTTCATCGATGCACCTCACTTTGAATTAATGACATAAATAATCAAAAAACGCTTTTTTTATCCACTCAAATGATGTTTAATACTCTTGTTATGTAACAGGAGAAATGAACATGACTAATCAAAAATCAAGCGAATGTCCAAAAGTGATAGCCAATGCACTCTTTCAAGTGCAGAAGCAAATTGCCACGTTAGGCTATGATTCAACCAACGATTTCTCTAACTATAATTATGTGTCAATCGACAAATACTACGAGAAAATGCGTCCATTGATGAACGATGCAGGGATTTTAATTATCCCTGATGAACTAGAAAGCAGTATCAGTGAAGATAAAAAGCTCTATCGTGCCGTGTACCAGTTCACCGTCATTCACAAGGATGGTGCTGTGTGGAATTTTCCGATCCGCAGATCAATCACTCTTCCATTTGTCGGGGCACAATCGTCAGGAATCGCTCTGTCGTATCTTGAAAAGATTGCTATGCGAACAATCTTCAAGATTAATTCTGGCGATAAAGACAGTATCGACGCTGACAGTTTAGAGCAACAAGATTTTAGCCCATTAGATGATGAGCAAAAAGACAACATCAATCAGCTATTGAAAGAAACAAACGCTGATGTCGATGCGTTTCTCAAGCATTATGAAATTGAAAGTGTGAAAGAGATGTCGCAAGCCGTTTACGATCAAGCGTTAAAAATGTTGAAAACAAAACAAGAACAGCAAAATAGCAAGCCTCAAGTACCATCAGAAGATGTCGTAGACGCTTTCACGCATGGCGAGGAGCCTGACATTCATGAGGAAGAGGCTAAAAACCATGAGAATCATTGAGCATGAGCAACGGAGTCCTAAGTGGCATCAGGCAAGGCTTGGATGTCCGACTGCCTCTAATTTTGGCAAGTTGATCAGTCCTACAGGTGCAAAAAGCACTCAAGCAAAGTCATATGTCAATGAGTTGATCGCTCAAAAACTTACTGGTGAAAGTCCTGACGTAACGGTTACGGAGTGGATGGAGAGAGGCACAGAGCTTGAGGCAAAGGCTCGATTTCTTTATCAGTTCATGACCGACAGTACGGTTGCCGAAGTCGGTTTGTGCAAGCACGACACGTTGGAATGCGGAGCATCGCCAGACGGATTGATCAGCAATGATGGTGGGTTAGAGATCAAAGTCTTCAAACCAGCCAATCATGTCGCTGTCTTGCGGTCGCAAGAAATGCCGATTGCACACATTCCGCAAGTGTCTTTCT